CAACGGGAATACCAGAAGCAGACGGTAAATGACGCATAGTCAAAGAACCACGAAGCTTACCCTCAAATCTAGGCGCAGTTTTTTTTGCGTCAGTTACAATAAGTTTGCCGTAGTTAGAGAAAAAATTTCTTAAGTGAACACCAGCAAGAGCTTGAAGCTTTAACCGACGTTGCAACTCACGAGCGCCACCTACTTCAAAGGACATTTTTCTTAAATGGTCTAATTAGTTCTTTTGCGTCGGGGTCAAATTTAGAAAACAATTCTTGAGTACCCGTTTGCTCATTTCCAAAAACATTAAAGGGTGTATCTTTCCTTTTAAATAAACGCGTAGCTTGAATAAGAGTAGCTTGCTTAATAGCTTGAGGTATTGCACTAAATCCCCACTTGGCTTCAACCTTTAAATTGTTAATAATTAACGGGTCAAATCTCTTACTAGAACGAGTAGGAATTATTTGAATATAGTTTTGGGGAAAACGATAATCACTATCGCTTACTTCAATGTGGTCAGGGTTCATTGGCTTTAAAATAAAATCAGTATTTATAGTTAAAGTTTCATTATGAGTGCCGTCGTCGTTTGTATCAGTTTTGACAACCAGACCAGTCGTAGTAGAAATATCGTCAACGGCAACTTCAACGTAATTAGTTGGAGTGTAATACCTAGCGTTGACACTTTCGTCTTGATAAAAATAACGACCACAGAACCCGTCTATTTGACGTGAGGCTCCGTTTATAGCGTTATCTATATTTGTATCTTGCCCAGAACCAGACAAGCCCAAGTACGTCTTTAAATCGGCTTTCGAACAATATTGTTGATGAGCCATTTAGACCTACTTTGCTTTATTTTCTTTTGGTTCTTTTGCTTTTGTTTCTTTTAGACCATATTGCTTTGCTTCAGCGTCAGAAATTTCCTCGCCTTTACGAGCAATAACTTGAACACTTTGTCCAGCAAATTCTTTTGGGTGTCCGTCGCTAAGAACAAACTTTCCCTCTTTATGATATAAATCTTTTTTTAATTTCATTTTTTTCTTTCCGTCTTGCTTCCCACCCAAATTACTTGCGTAGCTCGAGTGGGAATACAAAACCATTATTACTTATTAAAAGTTAGTAATTGAACAGTAAGCTTGCGGACGATAGATTGCAAAACCTAATCGCATAGAAGCTTTCATCATTACTTTATCTTTTGTAAAGAAGTCGTCGTGTGAATCAGACATTGATACTTCCATACCAGCTCTTGAGATGATATGAGAAGCGAGTCCGCCACCGAACACACCTACTAATGCAGTTCCAGCAGAAATTGCAGTTGTAGGAACAACTTTAACACCCCACATACTTGATGTAGGAGCGCCATTAAACATACCCGCACCAACGAACAACGGATTCAATGAACCAGATGTTGTTACTGCATTTACTTCTGTTACGACGTCGTTCCAGTCGCTAGGGTGCATTAAAATTGCGTCTGGTTCTAAGAAAGCGTCTTTACGTATTTCAGTAATCGCTTGATACACTTGCCCGATTCTTTTCAAATTACCTGAGTAAGATGAATAGTCGAAAGTGTTTATACCAGTTTTATTTAATATACCTCTAGTTATAGGAGCCACGCCAGAACCAGCAATGAGGACATCGTCTAATCTTAATTGCAACATAGTTCTTAACCTTGAGTCAAGATAACCATTAACAGTTGCAACGTCAGCTAAGAGTTCCTCAGTTACAGGAATTGAAACACCAAACTTGTTGATGTTTTCAGTTCTTTCAGTCATAGCAAGAGCAGATTCGCCAAAGGCTCCTGCTTCCGCTACTTCTGAAGCGTTTGAAGTATAAGTTGTTTCCTCTAAATACTTATATTGAAATTGGTCAGTAGGAATTACTGAAAACAAATCAATAACCGCATTTGGATTTCTTTGGGCAGTAGGAATAATTAAATCACTTCTTACGACCTTAGGTGGATAGGCAGAACCCTCGTCAACAAGTGTCTTACTTTCCAAGATTGGATTGTATTTCACTTGTGATGTAATGTTCAATTGTCCATTTTCCATATAAGATTTGTAAGCGTTTGAATCAATGATTTCCTCGCCTAAAGTTGTTGGTCTTTCTTGTGCAGTTTTTTCCTCGTGAATAGGAAGTGGATTAACAACGTTACCAGCTTCTAATTCTTTTTCATTTTCTTTACGTGCATTTTCAAACGTTTGAATCTCACGAACAGAATCGGCGAGAGCTTTTACGTCCTCGTTCATCTGTGCCCAAGTTTCTTTGTCTTCAGCAGTAAAGTCAGAAAAGTCTTTTTCGCTAGCAAACTTTTGTAATGCGCCTCTTAATTCTTGAAGCTCTGCATTTTTCTTTTCCAAGTTAGCCATAACTTATCCTTTATAAATCGAGAGTGTCAGCAAGAAGTTGTGTGGTTTCCCTAAACAACTCATTTGCGTCCAACTCATTTTCCATTACTTCATTGTCAGCGCCAATACTTAAAAGCGTATCAATGTCTTGGTGCATATCTTGCAATGCGTCCTTAAGACTTTCAAGCGCTTCCGTACTTTCAGTTGACAATGTTTTTTCTTTACCCAAGCGTAAGGCAGTAAGCTCCTTAGCCCTTTTCAACAATGCGGTCATTTTGATAAGCAAATTGTCCACTTCGTCGGTAAACCTTTGTCCTACATTTTCAGTAATTGTTTTAGTTTCATTATCCAGAGTTTCAACTCCAGCTTCATTTTGTTCCATAACTTCATTTTCATTTTCCTCCAAATTCTTTAACATAACAGTAGAAGTGTTTTGATTAGCACCGACCATTACAGGCGACACTTCCCAAACTTTTAAATCTTTTAAATAGCGAACTTCTTTTTCCTCGCCACCGTCTTTTTGAAACATACCAACTTCACTATCAAGAACTTCAAAACCAAAAGACCATTGTTGCAAATCGCTCATAGCTTTAACAGTTTCATAAGCTTCTTTACCAGCGTTTGTATTTAGATTAAAAGAACCTTTGAATACGGCTTTATCGTCGTCTTGCATTATCTTGCCTTTACCTATTATATTTTTCCAGTCGTGTCCCCAGACCATAGCAACACCTTTATCGCCATAACCACTTCGGATTGACTTAGGTAGGACAACGTCGCCGTCAGAATCTACTTCATTGAAAACAGAAAAAACGGCTTCAACCGTTCCAGCTTCCTCGTCAAAACTTAAAATATCTTTTGCTCTATATTCTTTTTTATCTATCAATTTTAAATCCTCTTTTCGTGATAGTTTAAAAAGCAACGACAATTAACCGTCAGCTCAGGCGGAGCGCCTAACGAACTATCACTAGGATAGTCTAAGAGGTACCCACCATACTTAAATTGTTGTTCCTCTGGTACTTCCGTACCGTCCAAAGAAACGTGTGCGTCCCGAACTTTACCGTCCCTTTGGGAAATCCATTCTTTAGTATATACAATTTGAGTAGACTTTGCACCAACCAAGCGCCCGTAGTTAGCAAGCTTATTAGCTTCAGTTCTAGCAATAGTTAAAGCACGTGTCAAGTTTTTTTGACTAAGAATTTTCTTAACAGACTTAGCTACGTGGTTCTGCAAAGTACGACCACTCAACCCCATTTCTAAAGCTTCCTCTAAAGACTTACGGAAAGAAGCGTCAAATCTTTTCTTAGAAGTATTAGAAAGTTCAGGCAACAAGTCATCAATTAAATCAGCAACATATTCACGAACAATAGGGTCTTGTCTTAAATTAGTTAAAGGAAGTTCTTGAATTGAAACCAGACGATAGAAAAAACCTTGTTCAATAATTTCTTTCTTACTTTCTTTTTGATAAGTAGGAATTACATAAGGAGCAGACTTACGTACAGGCAAAAGCAAATCAACTTGGTAGAATGCAAAGTCATTAGCTAAAGATATAAAATAATCATAAACTTCACTAGACCAGCTTTTAGTATTTTCGCCAATAGCAAATTCAACAAGACCATTTACGCCAATAGTTTCTACACCATTTTCGTTCATAACAGAAAGAATTTTCCTATCTTGTTTTTGCAATAAGTCAAAGAACAAATTAGTAAT